ATTGCTGTTAAAAATCTATCAAGAACTATAATATGATCGTCTATAGCAATTCCTGTAGTCTAGGTGGCGCAGGGCAAGGACATAAAATTTATCCTGATATTATTGCCGAATCATTGGGGGCAGAGGTTGTCAACGGTGGTATGGAAGGGTCAATCAATCGACGAATTATTAGAACTTCTATTAGAGATTTAACGGAACTAAAACAACAACATCAAGATATAGTGGCCTTGATTGGATTAACTTTTCTTGCACGAACCGAACTTTGGCAACCGTGGTTACCTGCAATAGAGAACGATGGTCACTTTCAGCCAATTATAGTTGATCATTCAAAAGTTGACTGGAGTATCAAAGGTCTGATAGATACTATTGTGCCAAACATAGCCAACTTAGCTGATCGTCGTGTGAAAGATTACTATCAGCAATGGTTGTTGCACTATCACGCTGAAAGTGCTGTTACTGATCTATTGACTGACATAATAATGTTTTCGGGCTGGGCCCAAAGCAACAACATACGTCATGTGATATTTTCTAACCCAGATACATTTCCTGATGATAGTAAAGTTGGGTACAATTCTCCGTTTATAAAAAGTCTACGTGAAGAAGTTGAAAGTAATCCATTCGTTGTTAATCCTTGGACTACTTCTTTCAATGGATATATCTTATCAAAAGGATTCAAGTTTAAAGAATCAAAAACATTCAGGCTACACGGTCATCCTGATCTGGGAGGACATCAAACCTGGGCAAACTTTTTAATTGAACGTTTACAAACCAATCAATGATACAACTAAAAAATCTCACAGTTAAAAATTTCATGAGTGTGGGCAATGCCACACAGGCGGTTGATTTCAACCGCCGTGATCTCACACTGGTACTGGGAGAAAATCTTGACCTAGGCGGAGATGGCTCTAGGAATGGCACTGGTAAAACCACTATTATCAATGCCTTGAGTTTTGCTTTGTATGGACAAGCATTGACCAATATTCGCAAAGACAACCTCATCAACAAAACCAATGGCAAAAATATGCTGGTGAGTTTGGAATTTGACATTGATGGGAAAAACTATCGTGTTGAACGTGGACGTAAACCCAATATTTTAAAGTTTTATGTTGACAACGAACAAACCACTGCTGATGATGAAGCACAAGGTGATTCACGAGAAACCCAAGATGCCATAGAAAGGCTGTTGGGGCTGAGTCATGACATGTTCCGACATGTTGTGGCGTTGAACACTTATACCGAACCGTTTCTAAGTCTCAAAGCCAATGACCAACGTGTGATCATTGAACAGTTGCTGGGTATTACGTTGTTGAGTGAACGTGCTGATCGTATCAAAGAACTCAACAAACAAACCAAAGAAGCCATTCAGCAAGAAGAATTTAGAATACGTGCTGTGCAAGAAGCCAACAAACGTATTGAGGAACAAATTGCTGCGGCTCAACGCAGACAAACACTGTGGCAGAAGAAACGTGACGAAGATGTTGCTGCATTTCAAGCAGCCTACGACGAACTCAGCAAAGTTGACATTGAAGCCGAGTTGCAAGCACACCAAGCGTTGAGTGAATACAATGTCAAGAAAAAAGCCATGGCCGATCTCACAGCCTGGATCAAACGCTGTGAATTAGATGAGGCCAGAGAAAACAAAGAAATTACAAAGTTACAATCAGAAATTGCCAGTCTTGAACAACATACTTGCCATAGTTGTGGACAAGCGTTTCACGACAGCAAACATGAACAAGTATTAGAAACCAAAAGAAAAGCCTTGTCTGAGGCGGCAATGCAGGCATTGTCTATCAACGGTCAATGGATGGAACATACCGATGCATTGCGAGCACTTGGTGCGTTGGGTACTCAGCCCAGTGTGTTCTACGATCAGGAGTCTGATGCCTACGAACATCGATCAAGCATGGCGCATGTGTTGAGTCAACTCATGTCTAAGCAAAACGAAATTGATCCTTATGTTGATCAGATCGCTGACATGACTGCACAGGCTGTGCAGTCCGTTGAGTATGACGCACTAAACGAACTCACCCGTCTACAAGATCATCAAGAGTTTTTGTTAAAGTTGTTGACGCAGAAGGATTCGTTCATACGCAAGAAGATTATTGAACAGAATCTCAGTTATCTCAATGCTAGACTCACACACTATCTTGATAGGATTGGTTTACCACATACAGTGGTGTTCCAAAACGATCTCACTGTGCAAATTGAAGAACTAGGACGTGAACTTGACTTTGATAATTTAAGTCGTGGTGAGCGCAATCGTCTCATACTGAGTATGAGTTGGGCGTTCCGTGATGTCTGGGAAAGTTTGTATCGTCCCATCAACTTGTTGTTTATTGACGAGATGATTGATTCAGGCATGGACACCCAGGGTGTAGAGAACAGTCTTGCATTGTTGAAGAAGATGAGTCGCGAACGCAGCAAGAGTATTTGGTTAGTGTCACATCGTGATGAACTTGCCGGGCGAGTTGAAAACATCTTGCGTGTGGTCAAAGAGAATGGCTTCACAAGTTATAACACGGATATTGAAACAGTATGAGTCTAGCACTTTGGCACTGGCACATTGAAATATCAAGCAAGTGTACTTTGCGGTGCCCTCGTTGCGCTCGTCAAGAAGTGCCTGAAGGATTGAAAAACACAGAACTAGATTTGGAATTTTTCTGGCAGAACTTTCCTGAGTCGTTTATACATCAACATGTAGAGAAGCTTACATTTTGCGGTGATGATGGTGATCCCATCTATGCACATGAGTTTTTAGAAGTCATTAGATATTTTAAAAACACCAAACCCAGTATTGAAATTGTGATTGTCACCAACGGTAGCTACAAAGACCCTGACTGGTGGCATGCCTTGGGTGGGTTGTTATCTGCTCAAGACAGCGTACATTTCAGCATTGATGGCTACGATGATGCATCCAACAATCAGTATCGCGTTAACAGCAATTATCACAGCATCATGACTGGTATTCAAGCACTGCGAGCAGCAAGTCATTGTCAAATTGTCTGGGCTGCAATTGCATTTTCATTCAACGAGCAGCATCTAGAACAGATGAAATCTCAAGCTCAAGCCTTGGGCATGGATCGTTTTCAGTTGACACGCAGCACTAAGTTCTATAAAATTTACCCTAGCTACGGCCCTGTAGATCGGCTGCAGCCCAAGGATGAACTAATCAGTAACACCTTACGGTTTGAACGTGAAGTCACTGATTTTACAGGCCGTAGCACTGCGATTTGGCCGGTAAATCGTCAACTTTACACAGACAGTCAAGTACAAAATAATGTAAGACCTTTGTGCTCAATTGGTAATAAAGGCCTCTATATCAGCGCACAAGGTAACTTTTACCCCTGTTGTTGGGTAGCCAATCGCTATGAACACAACCAGCCCTGGGCAAAATTAGGACAAAAATACAACCTGCACACACAGGATTTACAGCAGGTTCTTGCTGACGACTTCTGGCAAGACGAGTTTAAAACATATGGTTGGATTGAATGTCAAACCAAATGTGCTGCTAGTGTGGTCACAGAAGAATATGCAACTCAGTGGTAAAGGGATAAATTATGCTGTATGTCATGGCTCTTTGAATCTCTTGTAGTAGAAACGCTTCCTGAAGATTGTGCAGGATTTGTGTATTTGATCACAAACAACATAACTGGCAGGAAGTACATAGGCAAAAAACTGGCAAGATTTAAACGAACAACTTATCGAGTGGTCAAACTTAAAAACGGTAACAAAAAGCGCAAGAAAATCAGAGGCTCAATAGATTCAGACTGGCAAACATACTATGGCTCATCACCCGAACTCTCCAAAGACATTGAACAACTAGGTATTGAAAACTTCTCCCGCGAAATACTGTATTATTGCAAAACCAAATCGGAATGCAGTTATATTGAGGCTCGTGAACAATTCTCAAGACGTGTGCTGGAATCAGACGACTACTACAATGGTCATATTCAAGTTCGCGTCCATGGCTCGCATATCAAAGGCAAATTAAGCAACTAAGGCTAGCACAGGCCAACATCGTGTGCCCTAGACCTGGATCTCAGATCACAGGGACGGAAGACTCACCGCGCTAGTGAGCACTCAACTACTACCCCTAGGGATGAAGATCGCAAACGCCGCGATTTAGTTGTTTGAAAAGGACAAAAGGCAAAAAAGACGCTTGAGCGATCAAGCACGTTTGTTGGCAAGGACTAGCATCTTGTTGATAAACCGCCGTTGTAATAAAGACGGGGATGGAGGTACCGGACAACCGCCTCTGCTAAACACCCTAATGCTAGTGACTGTGATACTCGGATGATGTCGCATTTTTTCTTTGCCCGCCCTGGGCAAAGAGTGACTGCTTTATCTGGATGATATCTCTTAAAGACAATCGTTGATGAGCGTAAGCGAAATCAACTGAACTACGAAGTAGTTCATGTAGCGTGTTGATTAGTTTCTAACAGAATATGAAGTTTGTTTGTATTATCTGGAAAAGTCTCTAATTGCCAATTACGAATATTGAGATTGTGCTGATAAATCAAACGATGTTGTATAATTGCTTCTTGTAACAATGTCAACGGACGTAACGGATAATACCAACCCCTGACTGTAGCATCAACAATGTGATCTAGCTCGTAACAAAATTTTAATATCTGCTGTTGTATTTGTTGCCACTGCTGATATACTGCTTTCCAGGATTCAAGTTGCATTTCTATTAGAGGTTCGTTGATATAATCCAGACATTGTCTTACTACATACTCTCCGTCATGCCATAACTCCTCGCAGTTAATCCAAAGATGAGGGTTTGAAAAATCTATCATGTCATCATTGAGATTGTAATTGTCAATTTGTAGATTCAATGCCAGTACTTCTCTTTGATCCCACTTAGTGCTGGCATGCTGCATCTCATTGTTAAAAAACCATTGGTGCACTGAAAGGTATTGATCATCAATGTAATCTATATCCCCACCAACAGTCAACGGCACCCGAGCACGATTCAATG